GGAATTGTAGTCTTTCATTTGCTCGAATGCGATTCCCTTTTGCTGCGCTCTAAAGAAGTTCATTTTAGCCCTCCTAACTGTACATACAGTATATCACACTGTATGTACAGTGTCAAGGGGCGAACGGTTAGAAATTGGTTAGAATGGTTGCGGAAATGAACACAAACGGTACAATGAATGAAACAAATGGTACAAATGGCATACCAAAGTCTGTATTTATCTATGGACTAAAAGATCCTCGCGATGGTCAGATATATTATGTGGGAAAGACTAATGACCTAGAACGACGCTACACTCAACACCTAGAGGATAAGGAAACAAAGTTCAGTTTGTATGGCCCTATCCTGAATCAAAAAATAGAAATAGGGCAGCGGGTTTTTAGACAGTTTGTTAATGATGCAATGGTGTTTGCCGGGATGAGAGCAGCATCGGAGGCGGTAAGCGTGCGGGATGTACCCGTTTGTGATTCCAGTTGTTAAGTGAGCATTTAGTACTTGGATAAATAATGAGTCCTGGGAAAAGACGTTCAAACGGACAACTGGCACGAGACAGGCGGCGAATTGCCGACCTGTACCTGCAAGGCTGGCTACAAGTTGACATCGCCGCAGAGGTGGGCGTATCGCAGTCAACCGTCAGTCTTGATCTCAAGGCATTGCATAAGGAGTGGCAGAAGTCGGCACTAGTTGACATTGACGCTGCCAAGTCGAAGGAATTAGCGCGCATTGACCGGCTGGAACGTGAGTATTGGGACGCCTGGTATCGTAGTTGCCTAGATGCTGAGACGACCACGAAAAAGGCAGTCGAGACGGCCAAGGAAACGCGCAAAGAGGCGGTACAAACGGCGAAGGGGCAGTCGGGTGACCCGCGATTCCTGCAGGGCGTTCAGTGGTGCATCGAGCGGCGTTGCAAGATTCTGGGGATTGATGCGCCACAGAAGCAGGAGGTCAGCGGACCAGGCGGAACAGCGATTGAGATTGTAGAAATCGTTAGGGATTATGGCGAACAAAACATCGGCTCTATTCGAGATCAAGAATAATAAAGTGAGGTTGAACTTACATCCTGGGCAAACCCGCGCATGGGACAGCAAAGCACGCTTTGTCTTTGTCTTCGCGGGAACCCAGGGTGGCTGAGTAAGACTTCATTCGGTCCTTGGTGGCTGTGGAATCAAACCAAGCTGCGAGGCAAAGGTGATTACCTTGCTGTCACTGCGTCATTCGACCTGTTCAAGCTCAAAATGTTGCCTGAGATCCGCGAGGTGTTTGAGCACACCCTGCGCATCGGGCGTTGGTGGTCGGGTAACAAGGTGCTGGAATTGATGAACCCGGAGACAGGCGAATTCCAGGCAAACCAGGCAGATGACCCGATGTGGGGACGCATCATCCTACGCTCGGCGCAGTCAGAAGGCGGCCTGGAGAGCGCGACGGCCAAGGCTGCCTGGTTGGATGAATTCGGACAGGACAAGTTCAAGCTGTCGGATTGGGAGGCAGTGCTGCGGAGGCTATCACTATCCGGCGGTCCCGTATTGGGAACCAGCACAATTTACAATCTTGGCTGGTCCAAAACACAGGTATACGACGTGTGGAAAGCTGGCGATCCCGACTTCGACGTGATCCAGTTCAAGAGCATTGAAAACCCAGCATTCCCGTTGGACGAATACGAGCGGGCCAAGCGAACGCTGCCAGCCTGGAAGTTCCGCATGTTCTACGAAGGCGAATTCGACCGACCTGCGGGGATGATATTCGACGTGTTCAACGAACAGTTGCACACTTGCGATGACTTCCCCATCCCCCACGCCTGGCCCAAGGCCGTCGGCATCGACCCGATTGGCGCGGTGACGGCGGCGCTCTGGGTGGCGTGGAATCCGGATAACAAGCGGCTGCACGTCTACCGGGAATACTACGGCTACTACGGCAAGACGACGAACGAGCACGCGCAGAACGTTGCCAAGCTGAGCAGCGCGGAACGCATCGCCGGCTGGTGCGGCGGGTCCAAGTCCGAACGGCAAGCGCGCCTTGATTGGCAGACGGGCGGCATCTATATGGACGAGCCGCCAGTGTCCAGTATCGAGAGCGGCATTGACCGCATTTATGGACTGCTCAAAGACAACGCGCTGGTCGTTCACAAGTCGTGCAAGCACTTGATTGACGAGTTCGGGTCGTTCAGTCGCAAGTTGGACGCCAACGACGAACCGACTGAGAAGATCGAGAACGAGAACGATTTTCACTGCATCGCGGCGCTGCGCTACGTGGTTTTGTGGCTAACCGAACCGGGCGAGTCCGTGGGCGTGAGCTACGAGCCGGTGATGGTCGGGCAGGGGAGATATTGATGAACAGCCAAGAGCAGCCATCACTTGAGCGCTTCTGGTCATATCGCGGCGACAATATCTGGGTTTTCTATGCGCACGTCTGGGACGTTACGGGCATTTGCCTTGGCGAGATGGAAGAGGCATTTAGGGATGCTGCCGGACTTGGCGGGCTAATCGAGGTTGCCGCTGTATTTTACGATGGGACGCAAGTTGTCGTCAGAATGCGCGAGGGCGTCAAGACAGACATATCTGCCGAGATGCTGGGAAAGTGGGCGGTTGAATGCGAGCTATTCGAGAGGAGTCAAGAGGGCGTTTCTCTTGTCGCCACGAACGGGTGGAAGATAATTCAAGACCCGTTTTTGTGGTATCCGCATGAAACGGCGGGTGCTGTGGATTATATTGCAAACTCCATTCTTGACGTTTTGGATGCGTTGTAGGAGGGGAGATACTGAGGGGGAGAGCTAAGGACGTAAAATGGGAATCAGACAATCAATCCGTGACGGGATAACACGAACACTACTCTCTGACCACGTGCGCGCGATGGAAGAAACTATCGGCGTGATGGAGCAGGCCTACAGACGCGGGCCAGCGGTGATGGACGAGCGCGCATTGGTCGAGGCGCTGAGCGAGGCGGATAGCTACCTCATCGACTACGTCTTGCGCCAGCGGGATTACCAATTACTCTCGCAGGTCGTGTCCGAATTCACCGAGGACGACCGGCTGCGTGCGGTGGATGAGGCGCGGCATATGTACCGCTACGACGTGCAGGTGGCGCGCGCCGTCAACCTCTGGACCGACTTCGGGTTCGGCCAGAGCGTCGAGATCGTGCCACATGATGAGGCGCTGGCGCAGGTGTTTGACGAGTTCTGGATGGCGCGGCGCAATCAACCCATCCTGAGCCAGCGCCGGATCCACATGCTGTCAAACGCCATCATCAACGACGGCGAGCTGTTCCTGGTCGTGTTCGGGTCGAACGTCGATGGCAAGTCGACCGTGCGCCGAATGGACACGAAGGCGATTACCCGCATTGTCTACGAGGAGGACGACCCCGACATCCCACTGTACTACGTGCAGTATAAAGCCGGCACGCAAGAAGTCTGGTACCCCGACTGGCGCGCAACGCCAGAACAGCTCGCAAAGGTCGAGATTCCCACGAACGCCCGGCTGATAACCTCTGACGTGCCAGAGGTGACGATCGGCGGCAAACCTGCGCCCGTGACCAGCGTCAAGGTGCTGCACGTGGCCTATGACGAATTGAACGGGCGCGGCTGGCCGTCACTGTCCCGCGTCTACACCTGGAACCGGGTCCTGCGCAACTTCCTGGGCGACCGGGCCGCCGTTGCCAAGCGTGTAGCAATGTTCGTGGACAGGATCCAGCACAAGGGCGGCTCGCGCGCGCAAGACGCCATCGAGGCGAAGTTTCAATCGGCGCTGAACCGCAACACCTATCTGGACACCAACCCGCCAGCACCGGCCGGCTCGACGGCGGTCCATAACCAGGCCGTCGACTGGTATCGGCAACCGCTCACGACCGGCGGCGGCGATGCGATGAGTGACGGGCAGATGTTCGCTGGGCAGATCAGCGTCGGCGTCAATATGCCGCTCCACTGGCTCGGCTGGCCGCAGGCGCTCTCAAACCGGGCCACGGCGCGCGAGATGGCACGACCGACATTGGAGGCGCTGGAACGCTATCAAGGGTTCTGGTCCAGCATCTTTCGTGACTTGGTGGAAATCGTCGGGATGAACGCAGGCGAGTTTGACGACTACTCAGCCGACATCACGCTACAGACGCCGATTGATACGGACGTAGAAGACCTGGCGCGGGGGATGGAGGCAATCACCGACGCCACGCAGAGCGGCGCGATTGATCCAGAGTTGGCGATCGTGGCGAATGAGAAGCTGGCCGAGCGGATGCTACAGGTGCTCGGTGTTCCGGGCGCATTTGACGACATCCAGCAAGAGGAGGGCGAGCCGACGCCGGAACAGACGATTTTGATGGCGATTGCCGAGAACGTGCGCGCCGGGCGGATTACTGAGAAAGAGGCAGAGGATTATCTGAGCACCCTGCCTTGGATGGTGACGATGATAGGGGAGAGTGAAACGTGAGCATTACAGATGAACCATTGACAGTATCAGGTCTCATGGCATGGCTAGAAAAGGTGCGGGAAGAGCATGGCGACTTGCCGTTCTTCCTTCACGATGATTATGGCGAGTGCGAGATAAAACGCCCGATATTTGAAGTGGCATCGCCAAAACCCAAAGAAGGATGCTACACTTTACCCAAACGAGTTAGGATAATGGCGAAAGTTGACCAGGCTTGGTTGGATGCGAATAGGGGGGAGTGAAACGTGAGCGATCGCGATTCAAGACGGTATCAAGTCATTGTGCGTGAGTTTTTGCCTGACCTGGAAGAACGGGTAAACGAGCTGATGCGCGAGGGCTGGACGCCGACGGGCGGGGTTGTATTTATGCCGCGTCATACTCATGATTCAA